TTGATTCGGTCAGTCCAAAATCTGATCGATCCGGCCTGAACTCTGGCGGATCGGAAATCCACCTTCGATGAGACTCGATCTTCTTTATCTCTCCATTGGCGAACCCAATAAATGTTTTGATTGCCCTACGGGACAGAAAAGAGTCCCTGATTTCGAGAATTGACATTCCGTAATCGTCACAAATGAGATGGTCCGATTCGTCAGTAAAGAGTATCTCGATAATGTTAGGGTTGCATTGAGCGGCCATACGGAAGAACTTAACGATATTATATACCGAAACATCGTTACCTCCCCATTCCTCTCTGGAATCAGCTTGATCAAAGCTCCTTGTATACCCAAAAAAGTACTCTACTGGAGGGATGCAGATTCCCCTCAAGTCGAGGTCGCTCTCTGGTACGCTCGTACCGTACGCCTGAGATCCATGTACGGTCATGAAGCAGATGGAGTTATTGAGCCATTTATATTTCCCACTATACTCCGGTACTACTCGCAAATGATCCCCTCCGTGCTTCCGGCATAGTTCTGATTAATTTCTTCGCCGGTTAGGTGAGTACCGGTCCTACCGGCATGGAAAGCGACAGATGGGCACGTAGCTATGGCCTTGCCATTCTCCTTCCACTTGCGACGATAGATCTCCCAGAAGGTCCAATCCCACCCGTTCATCATGTGTTCTGACTGATGAATCTCGGATGAGAACGCTATTCTGATATCCTCATATCGATAGATCGTCGATGCGGCACAGGGACTAGTCGTTGTTCTGTAGGTTCCGTAGTCCTCGATTGTTCTCTCGTTGACGGTCTGGATTCCAGAGACAGCTAGCCACTCAATCCCGTTCGCCTCGGCATCGGCACGGGCTTGATGCATTGTCGCAAACGCCTTATCCATGAGATAGATATCGTCATCTGTTTTTATGATGTAATCGATACCCTTGTAGTTCTCTACGACATAATTGAATGCGTAGTGAGCATTTCTACCACAGGCGATATGCGGACTATCCAGAGCCATCCTCTGATATTCTTGATTGACAATAACCTCGATCCCACGACTCTTTGCCTCACCGAGAATGACCAGCGTGTCCTCGTTATCGGAATGGTCATCGGCAATAACAAGCTGAGCGCCGATGCTATTCGCCTCTCGCTCAATACATTGAAGGGCCTGCGCGAGTAGGCGCGGGCGGTTCCAAGTTGTCAGCAAAACCACATTTTCCATCCAATAAGATTGCAACGAATACTGGACGAAAAAAAGGGGAGGGACACGGGTCCCCCCCCCCCAAGGTCGCAAAAATGCGCCCGCTTCGCTACTGGAGCGAGATCTGTCGCTCGCTAGCGATGCGCTGGATCGTCAACATTGCGAGTCGGCTCGGCTTGGCGTGGCCGTTCTCCCAGCGATTGACCGTAGAGAACGTCACATTCATCTCGCGAGCGAACTCCTCCTGTGTCATCTCCATCTGCTGACGGAGATTCTTCACCATCGCCCCACTCATCCCTTCGCTCTTCACCGCAAACTCCTTTTGGATATCTTGGTCGGTATCTCGACCTAACCGTATAGTACCAGATAGATTTTGTGGAACAAGCGATTTGGAAAAGATTGTTGATTTCGGCGGGCGGGTCTAGTAGGATAGACTTGCATCGAGCGGGTATCTGCTATTCGGATAGGCAATCTGATTCTCAATCAGAAAAAGCGAGTTCGATCCTCGCTACCCGCGCTATGGCGCCATCCTCTAATGGACAAGAGACTCGCCTTTCAAGCGATAAATCATGGGTTCGATTCCCTGTGGCGTCACTGTTCGTGCTATCGTTCAATGGTTAGGACATTTGCCTGTCACGCAAAAGATGGGGGTTCAATTCCCCCTAGCACGGCTCTCTATTCGTCAAATCCAAATTTCTTGATGTTGCTAACGAGTTCCTTGGCAGCAGCCTTCCAAGTGAACTCCTGCCTTACCATATCGCTACCAATTTTTGCTTTACGTAAGGCGGCTGGATAGTCAGCAACGATATCCTTCATTGCTGCACAGATTGCAGGAACATCGGGGATAGCGGCGTTGTACGGGCTTCCGTCCGTCTGATCGACCCTCTCCATCTGGTATGGGACCAGCCACGAATTTTCTGTTTTACAGAAATCCAAAAGTCCACCGTACCAAGTGGCAATTACCGGCAAGCCGGTAGACATCGCCTCTAGTGGAGTAAGCCCGAACCCTTCTCCAAGAGAGGGGGCCAAAAAGCAATGTGCCTTGCTGTAAAGCTCAAAAAGCATCGAAGGATCATCGTAGCGCCTTGAATCGAACGTGATGTTATCACGAAAAACAACCCTACCATCACCCGTCTCCGAACTGGTTTTCATTGTCAAGAATGCCCAAGGCTGATCACCGAACAGGTGGGCAAACGCCGACATGGCGTACGGCCAACCCTTGCGCGCATTGGGGGCGCCAATCCAGAGAAAATGAAACGGTTCGAATGGTTGCCAAGAGCGCTCTACGTACGAGTATAAATCGTCGTCGAACCCCAACCTAGAAACGAACATGTTTTTCGACTTAGGTTTATACTGCCTAAACAAGTCAAATACAAAGTTTGTTGGAACTAGTATCCCATCGGCCTTGAGAAAATATTCTCTGAATATCTCCGGTACAGGAGATGATTCGTACATCGTAAAGAGTATATTTTTCTTGCCGTAAACAGGTTTAAAATCTACCGGGTGGCATAGATGCACCGAAATCTTTGCGTCGTCGGCTTGCTCTACTCCGATATCTGACAAAGCCTTACGCATATACACATTAGAAAGTGTATATCCGTAGCCATTACCAGCTACGACCTTGAAGTGCGTAGCCCAATGAATTTTCATACTTACCTAATAATTGGATTTCTGAACATCCTATCGGCACTGGGTGCGGCAAAACCCGGAGGTGTCCTGACCGGAGTTGGGACCGGGTCGGCTGAGCCTTCCTTGACTAGCCTGATTGCTTCCCTTACCGGGAGGTCTACGGTGTCACCGGAGTTTTTCTCCCCACGGATCGTTTGTGTTTTGTCGTGCTTAATTGTTACATTCATGGTAAAAATATAGCCCGCGCAGTAGCCGAAAAGAACTACTACGCGGGCTATCCTTTGTATTAGGCTATCTTAGATAGCTGTTGTCAATCTTGCGAACGCACCCGGAATCAAGGTAACCATCGCAATACGCTCACGGACCCTTAGGGCCAAGTTAGCGGATTCGAAGTACACCTGATCGCTCCAGTCAATCGACATCGACTTGCGATCACCGAACGCGAAGCGGCTGAAGTCACCGTAGATCGCGAACAACTGAGAGTTACTAGAAGTACCCGGCATAGCATCAGTTAGGAAGGCTGGGCGACCCATGATTGTTGTCGGGGTTCCCATTGCCTGATCAGCAGGTGTATCGATACCCGGCAAAGCACTCCACGAAGTCATGTAGATAGGACGGTTCTGCGTGTCCTTGAGAGCTACAATGTTCGAGAACGCTCCAGCCGATAGAATCCAGACGCCCTTACTAACCAACTTTGTATCTACAGCGAACTGTAGGTTGACCATGTCCTGATGAACGACGGTCGAGAATGCATTCTTACCGGAGTTCGAAGCGCCACCGAAGTAGACCCTTGTAATACCGGCATCGTTACCTACTCCTTGGAAAGGAGTCGTGGACGAGAATGCCTGCTTGTTCTCTTCGGCAGCTACGGCCTCAGCGAACACCTGAGCAAAGAACGGCTCAAGAGCAACAATCGAATCCTCTGTGAGTTCCGATGTGATCTCGTCGAGCGCCATCATTGTGTGTGTCGTAAGGGTCTTCTTTGCCAACTGGACAGATGTCTTAGTAGGCGCAGTTCCCTCACCAGTTGTTGCTGTCGGCCAGTAAACGCTAGGACCAGTGCCCTTTGTAGGCATGTTCATGACGTTTGTTGTCATCGGAATAATCGTAGCGATCTTCCTAATGATTGAAGCCTCGCCAATGATACGGGCAATCTTGTCGTAGGTTACGACAGGAACAACTACGTCACCGCTTGCGGCATTAGCAGTTGTCTGCTGACCCGGAGCACGCTGCATCTCAGCAAACTCAGGGGATACACGTCCATAGTGCTTTAGGCGCCAAGCCTCAGTGATGCAGCGACCGAACTCATAGAGTCCGTCAGTCTTGGAAGCAGTCTCAGCGACGTAAATCTTGGAACCGCGAGGAAGCTTCTGATCAAGCTCGTCGCAGCGCTTTGTGAGGCTGGAGATTGTGCGCTCGAAATCAGAGAACTGACCAGCGACCCTCTCACCGCTCTCTTCAAGCTGCTTGTTGATCTTTGCTTGGGCATAGGAGATACCCTCTAGGGCCTCCATGATAGGGTGAAGGTTGCCACCTTCCTTCACTACAACTGTTGTCTCGTTTGCCATTTTGGATTTTCCTCCGTTAGTCGGCAGTTAGGTTTTTTAGTTTGTTGTACGTTATCTACTAACCAATCTTTCGATTGACGCTGTAGTCGTAGCAACGAACATTGCCGACTACCGTCGCTGTAAATTTTAGTATTTACAATTTAAGATGGTGTATCAAGAAAAAATATTAGCTAAACGACTTTTTTACCAATTCCAGCTTTTGAAAAAGTTCACCAACGAACTTCGACTTAGGCTCGGCGTCTTGGGTTGTTGTCTTCTTCTCGCGTACGCCCTGATTGAATGCGTCAACCAAGCCAGCCAGTCTGCTCTGGAGTAGTTCCGGATCGACCTCTACGACCTCTTCTGGGTTCTGCTTATCTTCTTCCACGAGGCCGAAAACAGACCTTATTGTATTAAGCTTCTCAAGAAGTTCGTCATCTAGGGCGTAGTGCTGTGGGTTCTCCGATGGAATCTCTGGTGTGTCCTTTTTTACCTCTTCTTTGTCATCATCATCATTATTATTTTCTTCGTCATCGATTAGTTCGCCAATGTGCTTCATTGCCTCATCTAGGCATGAACGGCACTTTCCAAGCTTGTCCTTGCTGTCCTTGGAAAGCCTGCTTCCAATTCTACTAATGACCACATCATCAATTGACCTATTTTCGGTTTCCTGAGAGGTTTCCTGAGCGTCCTCTTGAGAATCAACCTGCTCGGTTGGTAGCTCCTCGGAGCGTTCCTCCGCTACCTGCTCAGTATTTTCCGTAGTCACCTCTGCGTGACTCTCTTCACTTGCCTTGGAACGAAGATCATCGTTTGCTACTGGTTGCGCAGCAATGACCGACCTGATTGTATCCATGATTCCGGTAATAAAACTACGAGATAGATCATCGAGACTAGACTGAATTCTAGCTAGCGGATCTTCTGTTTCGGCATTAACGCCACGATCTTCAGGGTTGATATTCACATCCGTTTCCTTGTTTTCCTCTTGTGGCTCAGGCTCAGTCCTTGTCTCTTCAGTTTCCGGTTCGTTAGTTACGACCGGAGCCTCCGGTACAAGCGTCTTGTCCTCTATTGATGCCTCTTGTGGCTCTTGATCTACCGCATCTTTTTGCTCAATAGACTCTGGTTGTACTTCCCTGTCAATGTGAGAAATGGTGTATGCAATCTTTCTAGAAAGCTGAGGCAGCACACCCCATTGCGTCATGCGCTCAAGGTCGCCAGCCGAAATAATCCTAGCCTCCTGAGCTTCCTTAACTGCTTCCGGGTCTGACGGAACCGGGACGGCACTGACCTCAAGTAGGTCATTCTTGGTGAAGTTCCAACCCATCCAGTCGCCGTCTGAGTCGAGTATTGGTTCGTACTCAAGCGGAATCCACCCGATTGATACAGCACGAAGATATTCATGCTCATACATTAGGCGAACCTTGTCAGCAAATTCATTTAACTCCTTTGGGGCAAACTGTACCCAAATACGAAGCACGGACTTGCCGTCTTCCTTATCTACCCTCCAGCTAAGATGCTTCCCGATAGGAAGAAGTCTATAGTCATGACACCACAAGAAAACTGGATTTTGCGAAAAATTACTAAAGGTCCATCCATCATTAGAAACTCTATTTCCGTCTCTCTTGATGCCATCAGTAGAAGCAACAAACTGAACAATTCCAGTTCCCATATCAGGAGCAGCAATGGCTTGCCTGATATTTAGCCCCCTCTGAATCAACACCTTCTTGTGTTCATCAAGATCCCTCTTCATGTCACCGGATGGTCTTTCGATTCCGAATCCGGAAAGGGCTCTCCAGCGAGCCTCAGAGAAATCAAGGTTTGTCATGTCGGGGTAGCCCTCGGGCTTAAGGATTATATTTGACATTATTTAACTCCAATTGTGCTTGACGGACTACCCCGTCATTCTGCAATTTTTAAATATTAACGATGGTTATTCAATAGTTTCTGATGTGACAGTTATGCAATCGCATCCAATTGTAATTTTGCTTGACAAATCTCCGGGATAACGATGACCAGATGCGAATCTGGAACCAAACTTACACACAACACCATCGTTATTTTCATGTCCACATTCGGACTCCGGAGAACATAACCATCGCGTTGATTCAGTTGCGTACTTGTCAAAAATACCAAATCGCGCAGAGTTATATGCCCTAAATACATAAGCCCTAGCGATCAGTTCCGACCTCTTAGTTATCTTGTTATAGATATCTCTAACTTTTCTCATAGAGACTGTATTATCAAAGTCAGATGAACCAATTACACCAGCCAAGATTCTTGATAGTTCATCGCCAATTCTTAAAAGCTCTTCATAGCTTAGCTCGGCATACACGCCAGCCTCTTTAATTACCTCTGGCTTGTTATCTTCGCTAATGGGACCATTTCCAAGCTCTCTCAGTCCGGACTCTACACCCTCAACATAAGCGGCAACTAGGTGCTGGATGATGCTTTCCGCTATAACAACCTTATCGACGCCATATTCAGAACCTGAGCATGGCTCTTCTGATGTCATTTTGTTAATTATCTCAAGAGTGTTAGCTCTCTGCTTCATGAATACTCTACGAAGCTTACCTTGGCATCTATCCTTAATTTCGGATATTTCCTCAGTCTCCTTGTACCACCTACCGGAATCGGTCTTTTTTTGTGGCTTTTCCTCGACCTCGGTCTTTTCCTTGTCGGTTTCCTGCTTCTTGTCTTCCTTGCTTGACTTATCCTCGATCTGCTTCGTGTCGTTTAGCTGCTTTGGATCACTCTGGCTTGCGCCATCGGTCTTGTTGGGGTTTTCACCGGCAGCAGCAAGCTGGGCGGTCCCGTCAATAACATCCTGAGCAGGTACCATATTTCCAAGTACGAAGAAGTCATCTCCATGAGACATTGCCTCCATTTCGAGGCCAAGCTTCCTGTTGAGTGAGTTGATCGTGAAGCCCATCTTGGCTAGCTTCTCGGCAGACTCTACCTTCTTGGCATAATCCTCTCTCAGTGCCTCGACCTTAGTAAAGTCAAAGTATCCCTTAATGCTCTTTCCTAGTCTTCCAAAAAACCTCTCGTTTAGAATTGTCTCAAACTTTTTTCCTAGGGGAACAATATTTTCGTTATAGAACTGTCTTTGCGTTACTCTTAGTCCAGCATCGCCAAGTCCTGACTTCTCCTGATCGTTGAGATACATGAGCGGAACATTGAAGGCTCGCGATATATCAGCCAAGTTCCACTTTCTGGAATCCATGAATTCCATATCTCTATTGGCTGCGCCGGTAGCTTGGAACGCCCAGTCATTATTGGTAACAGCTAGCCTAGACCCACTACGAGGTCCACCATAAGTCCTTGTCCAAGACTGACGAACCTCTTCCTTCATGTCCTCAGTAAGTCTCCCCGGTCCCTTGTATGTAAGCAGACCAGCGGGCATTCCACCACTCTTGAGGACCGACTGATTATAGATAGCGGCTGAGTAATCTGTGTTTACAACCAGCCAAGCTACTTGCATTGGGCCAATACCAAGAATCGGGTCGTCTGGGTTTGGCGCATACCAAAGATGAAGCATGTTTTGGGTATCGATCTTGGTAATCTGGTTCTGTGAAGTTACGATCTCCCACCCTAAAAGTTCGTACAGAAACTTTCCTCGAATTGGCCTTACCATCCTTGGTGGAATTGGATACAGGCCAAGGGGAATACCCTTTGAATCAACGTCATCAATGTAAACAAACGCATTACCGTGAACGTGTAGGTTCGTAATTATAGTGTTAATAAACTCAACACTTGACATAAGTTGATTTGGCCTCTTGAATAGATCAAATACTGGACCTGACGACAGTGGCTTATTCTTGTCGTAAATAACAAAAGGCACGCTTGATAGCGATGTGGCGATTGTTGCAATGCACCTGAATACAGATACGTGCTGAGAGTACGGACTAACTATTCTTGCTTCATCGCTCGTGTCGGTAATATCAAGACCCTTGACGAACCTCTGGATCAACGTAGTGTCAGTCCTTGTTTGCGGGGTGAAGCGAGCGGACGGTGACTGTCTCTTGAAGGATTCAAACATTGATTTTTCCCGTTAGATGAAGCAG